TTCACGAAATACTCTACCCCTATGTCAAAAAAAGAAATTACTATAACGGAAACAAAAAACGTTGCAGCCATTCCGCTATTTACGACAATAAAATTAATCTACCAAATACTAAAACATTGTCAGTTGTGCTTGGTGCTGCTTTAACCTCTTACACGCTGCTTCATAATACTCTTTATCTAATTCACACCCCACCAAGTCAAAGCCTAAGTTATGACAAGCAATAGCTATTGAGCCGCTGCCTAAGTGAGTATCTAAAATCTTACCCCCTTCTTTTGCGTAGTTCATTAAAAGCCATTCATAAAGTTTAACGGGTTTTTGCGTTGGGTGTGTTCTGTCTAATTGATTGCTATTTATTTTTATTAATTTTGAATGTTCATTGAAACTTGTATAAGCTAATTCAATTTGCGTCATAGTTGGAACATAAGTCATTTTATCCCAAACAACAAAACACCTACTACTATTTAGATTGTCTAAAAAATAATTTCCACCCCAAATAATCTGATTTTTACTAACCCTAAATAACTCTGTAAAATATTTATCTGTTGGTATCTCATCATCCCATCCTTTTCTTTTATTTTGTTTTTTAAATTTAGTCATACTATTTTTTTTACTTAATCCGCCAGTTTTTTTAGTTCCACCACCTATCCCGTAGGGAGGGTCAACAATAGCTAACTCGAAGTAATTGTCAGGATAACGAGCCATTAACTTCATATTATCCTCGTTCGTTAAGTTTATCATTCGGAGGTGTTTGGGTGTTCTATAAAATCCCACCGTCCTTTCTCATCCGTGTCGGATTCAGGCAAAGCCAGGTCTTTAGATAACTTCTTTAAAAGTTCGGGATCTATATTTGGTAATGGTGGTACGTCTTTATCCCTTCGCATTTGTTTCTCACGCATTTCAGCACGTTCACCTTCGAATTGTTGGAATATCTCTATAAGTTCGGGTAGCTTCAAACGTTCATACATCTTCCCGTATTTACCTGCCTTTAAATTTATGCAGATAATTTTCCATTCTTCTATCTTCATTACTGGAAACTCTTTAATGAGATAGTCGATAGCTTCTATGTAATCGCCTTCGTGTCGGAAGGACTTGTTAAAATCTAAGTAATCTACCGCATCCTTTAAAATCGCCATAAGGGAAACGTGAACCATTTTTGGTTCGTACTTGAATGCCTCCCTAACATTGCTGCCATATTCCCACGCTTGTGCAGGGGTTAATTCAAAGCGTGTCGAGATGCGCGAGATACTTGTCGTTATCAAATCCCTTTTTTGCTTTAGCTTTTTTATCTGCGTAAAGTCCTGACCACCCTTGTGCGATGGCATTGTGGATGATTTCGATTGCTTGTTGTTCATTTTGGTTAGATATTTTTTGTAAATTTAATAAAGCTGCTTGTTCAGATATTGAAGATTTGTACATAAAACCTTTTTCTACCTTCTTGTATTGCCTCCACATCTGCCACGCTTCTAAAAATTTAGATCCTTCAAAAGGCAAAATTACCTTTATGGGTGTATTCTGAGTAGTACTTTGGTTGTGTTTTGGTATAGGTTCGACAATTTCGGTAATTGCATTTACCGTTTTTGTCAAATGGATGTTACCCGATTCGGTAATTGCATTTACCAAAGTGAACCACTTTGTACGGTCATATCTTTTGCCGTTAAAATTACCCGATATTATAGCACCATCGTCTTCCAACTTCTTTAAAACCCTTCCAACTTTTCGAGCTGACCAAAAGGGAAACAACTGCGCAAAAGCTTTCGTGCTGTTATAAGTCCAGTACTTATCTTCGTGGTAGTTGTTTTCGTTGGCTTCATTCTTTGCTACCCAATAGCGGATGTGGTGAAGCATTACTGCCCCATCCACTCCGTATTGTTCTGCATCTTCTTTAGAGAAACAAAAGTACTCAATCACGACACATCTCTTTTTCGTGAAACATAACTTCCCAAACCACTTCGCGTTCGGTTGTGTCTGCTGAAGACACTATTTCAGGAAGGTATTTTAGCATCCCACGTGGGTTTGTTTTCATCCAATTCGTTATGGTTTGATTTGTGATGCCTAACTTCTCAGACATCCTTAATTGTGAACCATAATGCTTTTTAATAAACTGCCTCATTAGAACGTTGAATTTGTGTTACTTTCTTCTAAAGTTTTTTCAAAAGAAATATTGTCTAAATCTAAAGCATATTTCTTTAACTGCTTCGCTAAAGCAATAGCTTCTTTAATACTGGCTTCGTGTGGGTGTGACTTATTCATCTCCCATTCTAACGCCCTACCTATAGACCACTCGTTTAAGATGATGTCTTGACGGTCTTGAAACTTATCTACGCTTGTTAGCTTAGAATTATACGCAAGGTTTTCAGGGCGTTTAACTTGCCCCCAACTAAACCCATCGCGCGATCCACGTATAATAACGTCCACTTCATCCCCTACACTAAAAGGTGGTGCGGTTGTTTTGTGGTTTGCACGTATATTAGTTTCATCATCGAAACTATAATCGAAAGAATAAAGGATTCCGTGCTTCCCTTCATACGTTCCTGCACCTTGTATAGAGGTGACTTTTTTTGTTTGGTTTTCCATAGTATAATGTTTTGGAATTAATAGTGCCGCGAAGGTAATAAAAATAAACCATAAAAAAAAATAGAAAGAAAATTGCTTTTTATTTGGTGGTTATAAAAAGAAGTTTGTAGATTGCGGTATTATTAAACAACAAACAAAATGAGCAGCAAAGGAATTTTTGAGATAGCAAAAAAATACGCTATAGATAGAACAATATTAGAACTTGAATCGATACTGCAAGAAGGTAATAAAGACCTTACAATATCTATCAAGCAAAGGTTAGAAGAACTTTATAAACTTTAAATAAATTAAAATGAATTTAGACAACTTAATAGAAAAAGCGATAATAGACGTTAAGTATTATCAAGAACGTTTAAGAGAAGCGGAAACAAAGTTAGATGCGTTTTACATCGCACGTGATACCAAAGCTGATAACCCTTACAACAAATGAAAACGACACTACCTACCGAACCAATCAAAGATTATAACGAGTGGAGGAAGTTTATTGCTTCCGAAGTTATGACACCTGAAGAAATCTTTGAAGCCGAATTTATGAAGGCTTGGTCGAAGTTTAAAGAATCAGTAATTAAAGCAAGAACCAAATGAAGACAATAGACGGTAACGGGCGTGAGGTCGTTTTTACGGGCTTATCTTTTGATAGAAGTAGTACAGCATTAACTTTCGAAGATAGTACCGCAGAAGACCTCGCAAGGACGTATAACAAGATGGTAACGGCTAAGGTTGACGGTAAGTATATTGGGTGGTGTGATACCCCCTCATTTATCCACTTTAAAAAGAACCGAGAAGATAAAATGGTAATAGAAGAAATTACCTTTTGGCATAGGCACTCATCAGCTAAGTATTGTCGCTACCATTGTATGCTTCTTATCGCTTGTGGTGGAATAGATAAAGAAGAATTTTACACTGATAGACTAACTGAGGAACAAAACCTAACGTATTTCACTCGCTATCGTGGAACGTGGTTACCTAAATCTAAAACTCAAGAAGTCCAGTTTAAATTTTTATACCGATGATCTACAACCCATCTTCACCAAAGCACAAACGAATAACGGTAGTAATTTTGTTACTCGCTTTGTGTCTTTTTTTTCTAATTAAACCTTAAAAAATGATAACGAACTTTGAAAGGGAAACTTACGAACTAAACCACTACGAACTACATACGCTTCTGCCTATTGTCGTGCATGGTTTATCTACCAAATTAGGCAAAGGCAAAGCCATAACGAATAAGGATATTTGTAAAGCTTTAAAAGTTGGAGGGTGTAAGATAACCGATACCAGGCTAAGAAAGATTGTGCATCACATACGCACACAACACCTTGTGCCTTTGCTTATCGCAACCTCAAAAGGTTATTATGTAGCCACTAACAAAGACGAAGTAGAAACCTACATACTTTCTTTATCTGAGCGCATCAACTCAATTAGTAGCGTTAAGTCGGCTTTAATAAAACAACTATCTAATGTTAAAGATAGTGTTGTATATTAGCACCGTTGTTTATATTTGGTGACCGCCCCTCGCTTTTTCTCATAGGGAAGTGGGGGGTTTTCTTTTATAAAACCGTACCTTTCTTTGGTTTAGGTTTACCCAAAGGCATCAGCACGTTGATGGCTGTATGACCTCCTAAAACAACTCCACATCCTATTGCTTGTTTCTTAAAGTTTTTAGCATAGGCTGCTGCATAAGTTGAAGCATCAACACCGCATCCCACTTGCATCCCAAACACTCGATACTTCTTACCTACTAACCATTCCACATACGCTTGTGTGTGGGTATGACCGCAAACGCTTGACATCATATTATTTTTGGCTTTAGTTTTTGCCTGGCCTCCTTCCCCGTGTTCGTATAATACATCGTCATAAACGATACTTTCAACCCAGTTCCAATCCGTACCGAGAACTTCGTTATATGATTTGATCCACCGTGCAGGAATATCCGAATCGAACGCCCTGCGCATTATTATCCTATCGTGATTGCCCGTGCAAATATCTATTTTTTTATCGCATATTTCTGCAAATGCATCGCGGTATTTTGATAGTCGTTTAATTGCCATATCAAGTTCTTTACCCCCTCCATAACCATCTGCATCCGTCTGATGAAAGCTCGAATAATGGTTATCGATGGCATCGCCAATCATCAAAATTTGGTTACAATTCCACTTCGCATAAGTGTCTAAAAGGAATTGCAAATACCCGTCTAAATCAAACGGGCAATGCAAATCACCAACGACAAGAATACGCCTCTCTTTTTTAGTGAGGTGTTGGAACGCTTTTAGCTTATTCCCTTTTAGTCTTGGTCTAACGTCTTTCAAAAAACGATAAGCATAGTGGAACAATACCCACGACACATAACACCACTCCCTTCCATTCTATCTCCCCGTCCATTGACGTTAGCGCATAGGCTACAATTAAACCTCCGATGGTTCTTTTAGCCGACCACTTCCTGAGCTTTCCTTTATCACGAAACACTTCCGTTAGGTCTAACTTCGATAAAAGTGCTAAGGCCGTTTTCATCGGTTTCTTCCAAGAATAACAGCATTGAGTATTCGTCTGACAATATCCAGTAGTTTATCATCCTTCGTTGTTTCGGTTAATGCCGTGTACGTTCCTAAAAATGTAATCGCTGCAAGTAGTAATTCTACCCAATTCGTTGTGAAAAATTCCATTATCTATTTATTAAATCGCCAAACTTATCCCGCATATTAAACGCAGGACAGTCTTTGGCTTTGTTATGGTCGTTATGACCGCTTAATTTTAACTCTCCAAACATCACCTCCAACATTTCAAATAGATCCCTGAACGAAGATTCTTGTTCTTTCGTCATAGTGTCCTTTGATACTATCGTAGTTTTTGATTTTGGTTTTTCTTTATCTAAAGATTTCTTAACTTTTTTTGCTACCCCTCCGCAATATGCCACGCCAACACTTCCGTAATTGTTTCCCCAAGTATGCGCCCCGACTTTGCCGATATGTCTTCCACGTTCTATTGTTCCGTCTTGATGAATTATAAAATGGTATCCAATGTCTGCCCACCCCCTTTCTTTTACGTGCCATTTGCGTATCTCTTTAACCGTTAAAACCCTATCGGCAGGGGTAGCGGTACAATGTAAAATAACTGATTTAATTTCTCTCATTTTCTATTTTTTCGATGAGTAATTATGCCCTCTATATTAAGCCAAATCAAAGTGATACCACCTATTGCACCAATTATTAAAGTTAAATTCTCGCTAATCATGCCGTATGCCCATCCTGTCCATAAAAAGTTTATGCTTAAAAGTTTTCCGTTTTCCATTATGCATCTACCATTACGTATGAAAAATAGACATCCATAGTCCACCCTCCGTTGAAAACATCGGTACACCAAATCTGAAATGGTTTGTTAGTTAAGGAGAAAGTTACTATTTGATTTGCCCCTGCGGTAGAAGAACCCCCAAAACAAGTAGAAATTGTTCCACTCGATACTCCGTTCATCCATCCGCGCGATTCCCCCCAACGGTCATTTGTTGTAGAAGAAGCTGCATCCCACCCCATCCGTAAATTATCATTTGAACTTTCGTTAGACCCTCCGTGTGTAGCTACGCAAATAACTGAAATAGGCATGACAATCTTTGACGCTTCCGCAGCCTTTAAAGTAATTGGCGTATCGTCATATTTCATAGCTAATACATCAGCATTACTTAAGGAAACTTTTACCGTTGTAGTTCCCCCACTACCTCCCGTAAGGTTAGCTACGGTTATCTTCTTTGTTTCCGCAGTTCCCGACACATCCACAATTGCCAGGACATCGTCCGATGCTGCGCTTGTTAAAGCTGTGAGTTCCGTTATTTTCTTGTTTGCCATCTATAAACTTTTTTAGTTTCTCCTCGTTTTGTAAGCTCGGAGCATATCGTTTTCTATTTACCATTTTATTCCTGCACCTGATAAGAACGCTTCGTATCTTAAATCTAAACCTCCATAGTCTAAATTCATTCCCTGCGTATAGTTGTTTTGTGTAGGGTTTAAATCTGCACCCGTATTTGTGTTGTACTCAGGAAACAAAGTTGAGTTATTGCAGATGTAATCTATCAACCTTTCACGGTAGAAAGTAGCCATATCTAAAGCCTGGTCCATTAACGGTTTCAAATCGTCATAGGTTGCCGCAGTACTTTGTTCTGAGTTCATAACTACAACCGCATTATTAACGAATCTAAGACGTAGGAAAGGCACTAACTGAACGAAGGAATACTGAACGGTAGAAGGTATGATGTAGTCGTTTAAAAGCGTTTCATAATCCCCCGTTACCGTTCCTGCATCTATGTCGGCAGAAATTTTATCGTACAACTTCGTTCCCAGTACGGGAAGTATCCAACGTTGTTGCGCCATATAAACATACGGACGTATTAAATCATCATCTACGCTACCACCTATTGCGGTATCACGTTTTAATCTATTTGCTGAAACGAAAAGTGCTTGGCTCATTTTTTTTAATTATAGTATCCTCTATTTGGCATATCGATTGGTCGCTTTGCCACTTCTTTCGGGTTAGTTGGTATCCTTACCGCATCGCGTTCGCTTGGGGGTAAAGAAGTAATCAATTTTCTTGCTTCGGTAACCGTTATCTTTTTATTGTTCTTTTGTAAGTAAGTAACCCTTTCCCACCAATGGTAGCAGTTTGGTCCACCCTTGTAAAACCAAATATCGTAAGTAGGCGCACCATCTATTCCAAAGCCTGGATTCGCACCAAAGCCTTTGATAATATTTTCTTTTGTGTACACCAATCCTGCACCTATCATATCAGAACAAAAATCTCTCTGCGGCTTGTGAGTGTTTCTATCGGGTGCATATCTATAACGAATTTTTATAAGCTCGTTATCTTGGTCACTTTCCCCCTTTCCATCGTTTCCCGTACTTCGGATTACTGATGCAAAACTAAACAACGCATCCATTACGGGTTCAGAATCTTCTTCTACTTTGCGTTGGTCTATCATTTCATATTCTTTAAGTAAGTCTTCTTCATTCTCACCTAACTTAATGAGGGCATCCGCAACCTTCAAAAGTTTTTTTTTTGAAAATTCTTGTGTCTGCATACCCTCTTTTTCTTGTTCCCCTTCGTCTAAAGTTTCGATAACGTCAAGGTCTAAAAAGTCGGCAGGTTTTGCCGTAATAAAGTAAATATCTAACTCAATGTCGTTAATAGCAAACAAGCCTCCTAACGCCTTTAAAAGAATATCTTGGAAGGGTGCTATTACCGTGTTGTTAAATAGGCTGTATGAATCTCGCAACTCGTCTGCGTTATTACCAAAGCCTCCACCCTCAGACCTTACACCAAACATTAAAGGACTAACGACACGGTGTGAAGTGAGTATCTTTTCGCTTACCGTTTTAGAAAGGAATTCATACATAGTGTCTGCCCCGTTCGTGTCGATAGGTGTAAACTCAGGTGCAGTATCATCACCGTCATTAAACGTGATTAAGATACGCCCTGCATTATCTGCTCCCGTAAATTTCTCTATAACCTTACGTTCTATGTTTACCCTTTCTTGTTCCGTTGGCACTCCATTTTTAAAACTTAATAACATAGAAGGAAAGAATCCCCTACGGATATTGTTTAAATGGAAAGTAGAAACCTCACGATCTAACTCAATGTAATTTGTTCCCCCTACATAATCAGGTACAGCGTAGTAATGTTGTGCTACTGAGTAACGTTTGATTTGATAGCACGTAGAAGCCTCTGTTCTATCGTCCATAGAGAAGGCATTTAAGACCCTTTTTTGCTCTCTGCTATCCTTCCAGTCGTATTTGTAATAATAATGGCTTACGTACCCATCAGAATCAGCGACACCGCTACGCATCGTGTGAACGGGTAGATGTTTTATCGCA